CGCCTTGGCGTCGGAGGAGACCGGGGCAAAGCGGGAGGCGGTGCTTTCCTGGTAGATGGCATTGGCGCCCACCCCGATGCTGAAGGCGGCGCGGAACTCGGGGGAGCGGCGGACCATGTGCTGCGCCGCATCGAACAGGATGCGCGCCTGGTCGCGGGTGACCGCGGCGGCATAGCCCTCGGCGCCGCCCTCACCCTCGACGAAGGTCAGGTAGAGCGCGATCGGGGCGGCGATGGTGGTCTTGCCATTGCCGCGCGGGACATACACCACCGCCTGACGGAACCGCCGGGTGGTGGTGCCGCGCTCGACGAAGCCGAACAGGTTGGCGAAGACCAGCTTCTGCCAGGGCATCAGCCGCAGCGGCTGGCCGGCCTCCGGGCCTTTGATGTTCGGCAGCTGGCTGGCAAAGAGCAGCGCCGCCTCCACCAGATCCGGGTCGAACGCCCAGGGCCCATGGCCGGCATCGGCCGCCGCCTTGTCCCGGAGGAAGCGCCCGCAGGCCAGCCGCGCCAGCTGCCCTGCCGGGATCCGGCCGGCCAGGACCGCCTCGGCATAGGCAACGGCCTCAGCGGCGCCCGTGAGGGGCTTAGCCTGCCGCCTTGCCGCCATGGATCACCTTCAGCCGGGCCCAGGGCGACTGGGCATCGGCTGGGGCCTCTGCGGCCTGGGCCGCCAGCCGGGGCCGGGCCGCGGGCGAGAAGCCCAACTCGGAGGCGGCCTTGATCATCAGCGCCGCCGACCGGTTCATGATGCCAAGATAGGGCGAGGCTACCGCGGTTCCGTCCCTGGTCTTGGTCAGCAGCGGCAGCTTGGTGCCTTGATCCAGCTGGGCCTGCATCATCGCCGCCGTGCGGTGCCGCTCCTCGGCTGTGACCCACACCGCCAGGATGCCGGCATCGATCGGCTTGAGGATGCCGCGCGGCGCATGCTCGACCGCATGCCGCCAGCCCGCCTGCTGGGCCTCGCTCATCCAGTCCGGCGGGGTCACCGGGAGGTCGCCCACCACCTCCGGCTCGCCGGCCCGGCCCTTGCCGTGGCGGGTCGGGTTGAGCGTGCCCCGCAGCTTGTGCAGATCGGTCGGCACCGGCTTGCGTCCGCGCATCAGCGACCCGCGGCCGGCCGCCGCGCCTCCTCGATTTCAGGGAAGGCTCGGCCATCGCCCTCGAGAATTACCGACTGGCCGGTGAAGGCCTGCCAGCGCTGGACCGCCACATCGACATAGGCCGGCGAGAGCTCGATAGCGTGGCAGGCCCGCCCGGTCATCTCGGCGGCGATCAAGGTCGTGCCGGACCCGGCGAAGGGCTCGTACACCGCCTGACCCGGGCTGGAGTTGTTCTCGATCGGGCGCTTCATGCACTCGACCGGCTTCTGGGTGCCGTGCGCTGTTTCGGCATCCTGGCCCTTGCTGGCGATCTGCCAGAGCGTGGTCTGCTTGCGGTCACCGCTCCAGTGGCCGGTTCCCCGCACGGCGTACCAGGCCGGCTCGTGCTGCCAATGGTAGTGGCCACGGCTCATCACCAGGCGGTCCTTGGCCCAGATGATCTGGGCGCGGATGTCGAAGCCGCAGGCGGTCAGGCTCTCGGCGACCGTTGCCGCGTGCAGGGCACCGTGCCAGACGTACGCGACCTCGCCCGGGAACAGCGCCCAGGCCTCGCGCCAATCGGCCCGATCATCATTCGCCACGGTACCCGTGCGGCTGGTGGTGCTGAGCCCGGCGCGGTTACGCCAGGCCGGGTCGTAGGCCACCCCATAGGGCGGATCGGTGACCATCAGATGCGGCACCACCCCATCCAGCGCCTTGGCCACCACCGCCGCATCGGTGCAGTCGCCGCCGACCAGCCGGTGCCGGCCGAGGATCCAGACATCGCCAAGTTGGCTCACCGGGTTGGCCGGCACCTCGGGCACTGCATCGGGGTCGGTCAGTCCATCGGTACCATCGACCAGCAGCGCGCCAAGTTCGTCCTCGCCGAAGCCGATCAGCGACAGGTCGGTCCCCATGTCGCGCAGGTCCGCCAGCTCGACCCGGAGCAGCTCCTCGTCCCAGCCGGCATTCAGCGCCAGCTTGTTGTCGGCGAGGATGTAGGCGCGCTTTTGCGCCTCGGACCAGCCGCGGGCGATCATGACCGGCACCTCGGCGATGCCGAGCTTGCGCGCCGCCATGATTCGACCATGGCCGGCGATCAGCCCGCCTGCCTCGTCGACCAGCACCGGTACTGTCCAGCCCCACTCGCGGATGCTGGCGGCGATCTGCGCGACTTGTGCCTCCGAATGCGTGCGTGCATTGCGTGCGTAGGGGACCAGGCGCGACAAGGCCCACCGCTCGACCTGATCTGCCGGCCAGAGTTGTTGGGTGGCTGACATGCGTCCCCTATTCACCAATTTCGCAACGACGGATAATCGACCCCGGGCCGGTCGCGGACCCATTTGCCCCAGACTTCCGACTTCCCCCCCCGGCAGCTGTGACAGAGGCGTAGGCGCCTGGTGTCCCGATGGCGCCTATTGTGACGCCCCGTGCAGATGCGGGTGTGTTTGCTCAGCTGGCTTGTCCGCGGTACCTCAGACCATCTTGCACGTGAGTGCTGCCATACGCGCAGGATACCATTGCCGAACGCAGGGGCACAACGCGACATTCCTTCGCTGGACTGCGATCTTCTACTACGGATCCTGGCATTTCCCGGCCAGAGGACAGAGCATCCGGCTCGATGCCTTCCAGCAACTGGGGATGACAGGGCGCCTCAGCAGCTGTGACACGACCACGCGGCGGTGCCATGGTGGGTATGGTGGGATCGGTGGGTCTCGCCGCCTCACCCCTCTAAAACTGTCAACACGTAACGCGCTTCGCCGGTAAAATGAATTTTGACAAACTCACGTAGGGGAGGTGGATCAAGCCACCAGAGCCACCAAACCCACCTGTCTGATTAGCTGCTCTCGCTTCTCTCTGGCTGCACGGCTTCCAATCGCCACCGCATAATCCCTGCGCTTAGCCCAGCACGAACGAAGCGATACCCACTTACAATCTGCTCCTGATGCCTTGCTAACCACTTGCCGAGGCGTTTGTCGTTAATCACTCCACCCTCACCAGCGACGGTTAGCAGCGCCTCGCGGAAGTCGGGATGGGCAAACTCTTGCCGCGACTGGACCACGGAGCGCCCGCCGTGGTTCTTCCGAGGTGCTGTTGCGTACTCGATGACGTCGCGCGCCGAGACCGTGGCACCCTCGATCACCGCCTGCCACTGCGCAATCACCGCTCCCAATGCGTCGAGCCTCGGGTCTAGTTCCCGGGAACCCTCGATCGTCTCAGCTGGATCGGCATGCCCGAGCCAGAGCAATGCTCCGCGCACCAGGTCACTCCAATCCTGAAAAGAGCCGAGCGGGTCCGGTGCACCAGGCCGCCCAGCGACATGCTGAGCACGCAGCACGGTCAGCGCCGCAGCGACGTAGCGCCCGCGGGCGGCCTTTGCAATGGCCAAGGGATTATTGTCGAACCGCCGAAGCTCGGGGCGCTCATGCCTTGGGTCAAGGCGACACATCACTGCGCGCCGGGTCATGTCGTCGATCAGCACGAGGTTGTTCCCTGTTGCCGTCAGGCAGGCATTTGTCGGCAGCTCTGGCGCTTTCGATTGGCAAAGAATCCGCGCGCGCACCATGGGTTGCGTGAGCATGGCGCAAAGGAACTCGCCGCCCAATGGTGCCTCGCAGTTGTCGATGGCGATTACCTAATCGCCAGCCAACAGCAGAGCGCTGAGGCGCTTCTCCAGTTCTTCCTCGGTCTTGCCCTGGGCGATGACGCCGGCCTCCCGACCGCTCGAGATAACGCTGATCAGGTCGACCAGCATCGACTTACCGGAGCCCGCAGTGGGCGCGGTGAAAGCGTGCATCGGAGCCGTGGGCAGTGACCGCCGGACACACGCGGTCAAAATACCCGAGAGTGCGACGGCACGACTGGAGCGGTCGACGAAGGGGAAGGTCGCCACCAAGCTGTCGAGCAACCGCAGCGCTTCCGCCGCAGCAGCTTGGCCGGGCCGCTCCGGAATACTCGGAAAGTTTGCACCACTCAAGTTGAGCAGCAAGCCAGTTTTGGCGTCGTAGCCCGGCATTGCCAGAATGCTGCCGTCGGACCGAAGTGTCGGTGCGTTAAGGAGGCCTGCGAGTACCGGCAGCCGCCACCGACCCACGCGCTGACGGTAGGTGGTGGCTGCCCTGAGCGGCGCATCGATGGGAACCCATTCCCCAGAACGCTGATCAAACCGCTCCCAGACCGCCGCTTTGGTCATCAGCTCGGCTAAGGCGTGGTCTTCGATAGGAATGATGCTCTGCGAGGCAACGGCCTTGTGCTCCGAGACGGTGATCAAGACACGACCTGGCCGCACGAGGAAGGGGCCACGCTGATAGAGTTCGAGCTTCGCACGCATGAGCGCCTGCTCCGCATGATCAATGACGCTGGGTAAATCGCCCGCCACGAAGCGGATGAGGGGCCGAACTGGCGTGTCGCCGGTGATAAAGCGGCTATCGGTGAGATCTGGTACCTTCAGCCACCCCTGCTCCAGCATTTGCCTGAGGAAGACTATCCGGTCCACTCCGTCGCAGTGCGCATGCCGGCAGTGGTAGACAAAGGCATGGCTGGCGCTCTCGCTGGCATTGATGATCATGGTGGCGCCATCGGCACCCGGGTCGGTATGGCGGCCGTCACTGACGCATCGGATATGGTGCTTCACGGCGTCACTGACCTTGCCGACGAAAGCCTCGGGCCGACGGGCCTGCACGGCCTTCACGATGTCAAACCGGCCCGCGAAGTTCCGCGCCCAGCTGAGAAGGTCCACGATCTCACTGGTATCGGGATCTATATATCGCTGCGGCCCAAGGCTGCCCTCGTCGTCAGCAGACTGCCGTCGTCCTTTCCGGCCAGAGCGGCTATTGCCGGCCTTTCGACCGGCGGCCAGGGGCAGGGCGAAAATGTCGCATGGTTGGCCCTCCAGCACTGCCACCTCGGCAGGTGGTCCCTCGGCCGGACGGCGGGGTCGGTAGAACAAGCGCGAGGTGTCGGTACACGCTTGGTCATGGCTCAGTCGCAGCACCGAAGCCAGCGCCTCGATGCGCTCCTTCCAGGCGGTGTTGGCCTTGCGCTGGTCGTCGTAGGCGGAGGCCAACCAAGGCCGCGCCAGTGGTATAGCGATGCGGAACTTCGGGCAGGGCTGGTGGCTGAAGGTGACGTACTCGCTGTCTTCCGTCAGCATGCGGGCTCCGGCGGCGATCCGCGGCAGGTAGCCTTTCTCGGCCTCCAGGAAGGCGCTGGGCGCGACATCCGGGTCATTCGCGGCGATGCGGAACCTGTCCCAGTTGCCACGCTTTGCCCGGGAGGTCGTGGTTAAGTGGGAATGGGTGGAGCTAACCACGGCGCTCCAACCCTGCTGCGTGACGGCATTGACGATCTCCTGCAGGCTCGCCCCCGTATCGCTGTCCAACATGACCACGTCGATGCGCTGGGCGTCGGCCTTTTTCTGCCGCGTCCCGGAGAAGGTGGCCGGGACGATGCAGCTGCCTTCCTTTGGCCCAACCTCATGTACCGTCAGCTTGGCGGCGAGGTCGGGCCAGGTTAGCGACTTGGTGTTGGTCCAGGGCCCCGTCTGGTTGTAGACGCCGAAGGTCACGGTGAATGTCGGCGTCGGGTCCGATGGCCGCTCGGGCGGCACCCTGGTCTGCACGGTCATGGTGCCTCTCCATAGGAGGCGCGTTCCCGCCGCCATTGCTCCAGCAACTCACGTCCGGTCAGCTCGAGTGCATCCTGTGCTCGTCGTGGCGCGTCATCATGTGGCTGCGGCGGTGTGCCGCTCTCCTGCCAACGCCGGCGGAATGCAGGGTTCCGTTCCGGATCGCTCATCGCGACGGCCGTTGCGGCGTCCATCAGGCGTCACCACGGCCATTGCGTTGGCTAGTAGCGGCTGGTTCATGTCGCTGCTTGGCCTCGAAGGCTTCAACGTCCTCGATGCGGTAGACAACTACCTTTCCCAGGCGGAGGAACGCAGGACCGTGTTTCCGCCAGCGCCAGCGCTCGAGGGTGCGGGTGCTCATGCGCCAACGTCTGGCCAAATCGAGTGAAGTAAGATGGCGCACAGCCTCGGGTAGGAACTTATGTGGCTCGATGGACGTGCTGGCAGCTGGATAGCGCATCGTGTCGCCTCACGGAGTATCGACGCGAAGTGCGTCGGGCCTCCGCTATATCTATGACGGCAGATGCGGTGGTCCTAAATGGGCGGGAATTCGGCGGCCCGTCGATTTAATTCAGCTCTAACGGGCTGTTTTCAAAAGGTTATTTTCGGCTCCAGACGACTAATTCGACGGACGGCGCGGACCGCGCTTATTCCAGGGCTCTGGCACGATTCCCCTTCGGATGCGGTAGAGTCTGTCGCGGGAAATTTTGCGACCAAAGTACGTGCATGCCGCTTCCAGGCATGCGGCCCGTGTTGGTGGGGCTTTGTCCTTTGGCCAACTGTCAACTCGCAGCCGGAACCAGCCCCGTAACCGTTTCTCGCTGAACTCAAGCGTCGTCGCTCCGCCCGCGCCGGCAGCCGACGCAACGGGATCCGTTTGCAGCGCTACAGCAGCACCCTGAACGTGAGCCGCCACCACCCGGACGTCATCCAAATGCTGCGACTGTTCGACGTTCATGAATGTCTGCGGGACATCGAAGTTGCTGGAGAGACGGTCATTGCAAAAATCTATGTGCACCCAACGGCGGCGGACGGCCTCGTCTCTATTGTCCCGCTCGCATGCGGCCTCCAGCACATCCGGCTCCACCGCTATGCGGTATCCCAGCATAGTATAAGGATGCCGGCCGGTCAGCCGCAGGTCCGGCCGGCGGCGAACCGCGTCAAGCAATTGGAGCGTCCGCCATGCATCGGGGAGAACTTCCGGATAGCGGACAACCCGAAAGCTTAACCGATGTAGATCTTGGTTGATGGCGCTCTCCGACGCCTCACCGCCCTCTTTGAAGAGTGCCGCCGCAGAAGGGCAGAGGATGTCGAATGCCTTCGTTGGGGTCCAGCCGACGGGGGGTGGCATCGGTCGGCGGCTGCGTTGGGCGGTACCACTCATTGGCCAGAAGCTCCCGTGGCTTGCGGGCAGTCCATCACTTGCGATTTGTTCGTATTCCACCCTAACACTCGGTCAGGGGGAGGCGGAGGGACGTATACCGCCGCCTGACCCGCTCTGCTACTTGCTCCCCCTCCCAGTTGCTTTTGCGGCCGCGTTACCCCGCTAGGTGACTGTTTTTGCTATTTTTTTCGCCTGGACCGGTCGATCCTTGGCCACAAATCATGGCCATCCGGACCCCCAACCCCCAGCTCTCACCTCACCTCCGTGAGGTCTGCACCATCCTTGGAGTCGGCTTGTTGCGGCTCCGGCGCCGCGCTGCCGAGGATCTCGCACGCGACGTTGCACAGGCCCGGCACCAGGGAAAGAGTTCGCTTCACTTCCGTGCCGACCAGAGCGGTCATGCAAACCGGACGAACCGGAGACCCGCATGACGCGCGTGCCCAAACCCAAGGCCGCCCACCTGCCTGCGCCTGCTATCCCAGCCATCCCACCAGCCGATGTGCTGGGCCGGCTAGCCGCGCTGCAGACGGCGCCGACCACCGCCCTGAAGGAGCAATGGCGCCAGCTGTTCGGCAAGGAGCCGCCACCCTTCAACCGGCCCTACCTGCAAAACCGGTTGGCCTACCGGATTCAGGAGCTGGCTTACGGCGGACTGAAGCCGGAGACGCGGGCGCGCATGGAGGCGCTCGGTGAGCAGCTTGACGGCGGCAACGTCGTCCTGCGCCGCATCCGCGCCGATGGCCGGCCACTGCCCGGCACACGGCTCGTGCGGGAGCACGAAAGGATGCAACACGTGGTCACCGTTCGCGCGGAAGACTTCGAGTACGAGGGCCGCCCCTATCGCTCGCTTTCCGCCATTGCCCGGCACATCACCGGCACCCGCTGGAACGGCTGGACGTTCTTCGGGCTGAAGGGGAGGCCTGGGGCATGAGCCGCCGCAAGCTACCGGCTGACGGCACCATGCCAGCCTCGGTGAAGAAGCTCCGCTGCGCCGTCTACACCCGCAAGAGCACCGATGAGGGCCTGGACCGGGAGTTCAACACCCTCGATGCCCAGCGTGACGCTTGCGAGGCCTACATCACCTCCCAGCGCGCCGAGGGCTGGGCGCCGGTCCGCGACCGCTACGACGATGGCGGCTTCTCGGGCGGCACGCTGGAGCGGCCGGCCCTGCGGCGTCTCCTGGCCGATATCGAGCAGGGCCTGGTGGACGTCATCGTGGTCTACAAGATCGACAGGCTCAGCCGGTCGCTGATGGACTTCGCCAAGCTGGTCGAGACCATGGAAGCGCATGGCGTCACCTTTGTCTCGGTCACGCAGTCGTTCAACACCACCACCAGCATGGGCCGGCTGACGCTGAACATCCTGCTCTCCTTTGCGCAGTTCGAGCGCGAGGTGATCGGTGAGCGCATCCGGGACAAGTTTGCGGCCTCCCGCGCCCGCGGCATGTGGATGGGGGGCAAGGTGCCACTCGGCTACGGCGTGGTGGCCAGAAAGCTGGTCGTGAATGACAACGAGGCCGCCAGGGTCCGGCGGGTGTTCGAAGTCTTCGTCGACACGGGATCTGGCACCGAAACGGCGAAACGCCTTCATGCCGAGGGCACCACCAGCAAGACGGGCCGGCCGCTGGACAAGGGTGACGTTTACAAGCTGCTGAACAACCAGACCTACGTCGGCGAGGCCGCGCACAAGGGGCGGGTCTATCCTGGCGAGCATCAGGCAATTGTGCCGCGGGAGCTGTGGGACCAGGCGCATGGCATCCTGAAGACCAGCCCGCGGGTCCGGGCCAACCAGAACCGGCAGCACGCGCCGGCCCTGCTGAAGGGGTTGATCTTCGGCATAGATGGCCGCGCCCTATCGCCCACCCATACCCGGAAGGGCGGCCGGCTCTACCGCTACTACGTCGCTCAGCGGGTGCTCAAAGTAGACACGGCTGGTGATGACAGCCTCGTCCGCCGGGTCTCGGCGGCCGCGATCGAGGCTGCCGTGGTGGACCAGCTACGGGCGCTCCTGCAGCAGCCCGAGATCATCGTCGGCACCTGGATGGCGGCGCGGGTCGGAGGGCCGGATTTAACCGAAGCGGAAGTGCGCAGGTCCCTGGGTGAGCTCGACCCGTTGTGGGGGCAGCTGTTTCCGGCGGAGCAGGCACGGATCATCCGTCTGCTGGTCGAGCGGGTGGTGGTGAGCCCCACCGGCGCGGACATCCAGCTACGGGTGGAGGGGCTGGCCAGCCTGGTCCGCGACCTCGGCACCACAGGCGCTCCCATGGCGGGTGTGGCGGAATGAGCGCGGCGACCAGCATCACCGTGCGGGTGCCGCTGGCCATCCGGCGGAGGGCCGGGCGGAAGACGATTGTCATGCCAGCCGGCGAGCAGGGTGTGCAGGCAGTGACCACGCACGCCGACCCGGCGCTGGTGAAGGCGCTAGCAAGGGCATTCCGCTACCAGCGCCTGCTGGACAAGGGGACGTACGCCTCGATCAGCGAGATGGCGGCGGCGGAGCGGATTGAGCGCGGGTATCTCGGGACACTGCTGCGG